ACCACTCATATGAGGATTCATAATAGCCTAGTCCAGTTTTATCTGGGCTTATTCATCGAGTTGTATACAGACGTAGCTAATCGCTATTCGCTCTGTCAACGTAAGAAAAATGCAGAATTACGCTGTCTCACGACGCGTACCATGCATGAGGGCACTTCGTTTTTGACGAAATCGCTCCCCTCGCTCGGTAAGCAATTTGACAACTGCTTATCAGGTGGGGGCCGCTTCTGTCCTGTTGGACTCTGTAAAGAGCAACGGGGTGGTCTCCCAAGATTTCTTGGGTGGATCCTAAAGCGCGTCCTTGCGGACGACGGCCAGCTCCTTGCGGAGCCGGACCCGGTAGCGGTTAAGGACTATAGGCAGCTTGTTTATCTTCTCTACAAGCTGGAGATACCATATGATGCAGAAACCGAGGAGAAAGTCCTCAATGCATTCTGTCAGGTCGAGGAAGAGTTGGCTAACTACCAGCTCCCTGAAAATTATAGGAAGTGCACTGCGCTCGCGCGAACTTTGGTTTGTCGCGTACTGCGTGATGCTAATCCTACTGGTGAGGATTTTACTCCTCGCCATGGTCCAGGGGCGGTCTCAACCGGTGAGGGAGTACTCGAGAAAACGACTTTTAGTCGTATCTATCGAGCACTGGAACAAGTGTACCCCTTTACGGAGTACATGATGTTCTCACCTTCCCATATTGCGGATCGCTATACTTGGATCCAGTCCTTGGAAGAACTGGAGGTAGGCACAGCTAAGGTTGTGTTAGTTCCGAAAGACTCTCGAGGGCCTCGACTCATCTCATGCGAACCACTTGAATATATGTGGATCCAGCAGGGGCTCGGCACCGAGATAAAACGGTGTATCGAGTCCTCACGGCTTACTCGTGGTCACGTTAATTTTCGTGATCAGGAGACAAACCGGAGGCTAGCCCTGCTGGGCTCACGTACAGGAGAGTGGGTAACATTAGACATGAAGGACGCGTCTGACCGTGTTTCCTTGGAGCTCGTAAAAACGCTCTTTGGCGGCACAGTTGTTCTAGAGGCTTTGTTAGCCTCACGGACGACGTCTACGCGGTTACCTAATGGCTCAGTGGTGCCCCTATCGAAGTTTGCCCCTATGGGCAGTAATCTTTGCTTCCCTGTGGAAGCATTGGTCTTCTGGGCACTGACTGTCTCAGTCCTAGTGACATATGCCAGGTTACCCCTTCAAAGGGCTCTGACCGATGTATATGTTTACGGTGATGATATCATAGTACGGCGCGGAGTCTATGCGCACGTACTGCGACATTTACCTAGTTACTCGTTAAAGTTTAACGAGGCTAAGTGTTGCGTGGCAGGGCTCTTTCGTGAGTCCTGCGGGTGCGACGCCTTTTCCGGCGTCGATGTCACACCCGTCAAAATAAAGACCACATGGTCTCGTCGCGTCCAGTATACGGCCGACCCTATCACGTCCTATGTGAGCTATTCCAATGCTCTGTGGGAACGTGGGTATGGGCTCGCAGCGGAGTACATACGATTGCATGTAGAGGCTCTATATGGGCCACTACCTATTGTACCTAGTCAGCCCGTGGCTGCTCTAGGCTTCGTTCGAGAATTCACTACACAAGAATCTAAACGTCTTAAGCGCCGCTATAATATGCGGCTCTGTCGACGGGAAGTGTATTCTTGGTCCGTCAGCTCCGTGAATGTCACGGATATAACAGACGGATGGGAAGCGATGGTGCGCCGTAACAGGCCTACTGTCGGGAGTGAACCCGGTCAATACGCGTTGCGTCGACGCACAAAACTCAAACGACG